TATCTTGGAGCATATATGCTAGGTGGAGCAGGTACTTTTCAAATGAGGGTAGTTAGAGGATAATGGCAGGTCAATTAGATTCATTATTTAAAAGTGTTGCTAAACAAATTGTTGCTGATTTAGGTAGTTCTTTTGACTCAACTATTACTTATGTAAAAAAAGGAATTTCTAGTTACAACATTGATACAGGCGAAGAAGTTAGTATTGATACTACTTATTCTGATATAAAAGCACCAGTTGAATTTGTTAGATCAGAAGAAGAAGGTGAGCAGGAAATGAGAGAGGCAAGAATTTACATAACACCTGATCTTATTGGTGATAATCAACCAACTTTAAATGATGAAGTAAAATTAACTTATGCTGGATCTACTAGAGTTGGACAGATAACAAGTATTGATACAAAACAAGGTGGTCAAACTTATTTATTTACATTATTAGTGAGGTTCTAATGGCAAAAGAAGATATAGAAAACATAATGCCAGATTTAGATGCTCAACTTAATGAAGCATTTAATTCAATGATTGGAGAAGTTTTAGCTGATCTTGTAGATGAAAGTCCAGTTTATACAGGATTTTTAGCATCAAGTTGGAGAGCACAAAAAAGTCAGGTAAAACAAATAGATAGAGTAGAAGATCACGAACCCTGGGCTGGAATAAAGGCTAATTTTGTTTGGAAGAAAAAAGGGGATAAGCCACCTAATCCAGAAATATCACCTAGATTTTCTCCTCCAACTTTTGATTATAGAAAAGGATGTTTTATTGGTAATCAAGCTGAGTATTCAACTTACATTATTGAAGATCCAGGATTAGTTAAATATCTTAAACAAGATATTCAAAAAACTATTAATAGAAACTTTAAAGAGAAAAAACGTGGTGCTATTAAAATTGGTTCTGTTCAGAAAAAAGTTTACTTTGGTAAAGGTAGTAAAAAAGGTAGAAAATATACTGGTACTTCTGAGTTTTAATTATGACTTTAGTTAACACAAGAGCAGCTTTTGAAAAAGCAGTCACAGATGCAGTAACAGATGTAGATCCAACTGTATTAATGGTTTATGATAATGTTCATTTTACAAATCCTGGTAAAACAAAAAAATATATAATTATGACAGTAGATTTTGGACAATCTACTTTACAAAATCAGGGAGCAGCTTCGGATTATTATGCTGGAATTATTCAGTGTAATGTTTATTGTCCAAAGGGTAAAGGAACTTCAGTTTTATCTGAAATATCTGAAGCTGTTGTAGATGGACTTACTTCTGTTAATGCTTCTGGCTATATAGATACTTTTAGTTGTAAGCCAAGAGTTCTTGATATTACTGGTCCAACTCCCTTGAATATTGAGGATAGAAGTCACTTTGTAGGTGTAATATCTTGCCAATTTACCGCTAACGCTTAATATAGTAGAGTAATATAATTTTGATATGACAAGAGCAGTAGACCTACTCAAAAACAGGTTTGGAGTTTCACAACTTTACAAGCACGACATTAAACAGGATGATGAGATTATTCTTACTGTTTACTGGCATCCTTTAACGATTGCTGAAAGAGAAGCAATACAAAAGAAAACTAATTCTGATGATGTTAATGATTTTGCATTACAACTAATGATTGAAAAAGCATTAGATGAAAATGGTACAAGATTATTTCAAGATGGAGATAAGGCTTCACTTAGAAGAGAGGTTGAAGCAAGTATTTTACAAGACATACAGTTAGCTATGATTAACGCTGGTGTTGATAAGGAGGTTGAACAGGCTAAAGCCGATTTAAAAAGCTAATAAAGATTGGCAGTTTATTTATTCTCTAGCAAAAACATTACATAAAACTGTAGCTGAATTATGTAACACATTAACTATTGAAGAAATGATAGGGTGGATTGCTTATAATCAATTAGAAAATGAAGAATATGAAAAACAAAGAGAACAAGCACAAAGATCTAGTGCTTTACGAAGTAAAAAGAGGTAATATAGAGAAAATGTTTTAATTTTTATAGCAAGTGTCTAATTATAAAGTTGATATTGGTGTAAAAGTTAGAGGAGAAGAGCTTAAAAGATTTGGAGAGCAGTTACAAAAAACTCGAGATCAAGTAAATGGTGTAAATAGATTTCTTGATACTTTTAGAAAACAAAATATAAGAGTAAATGAAAGTATTTCAAATCTTAACGCACAATTATCTACAGCTAGAACTACTTTTCGTGAGGCAACTGCTGGAACAAAACAGCAAGTACAGGCAGCAAAAGATTTATTACTAGCAAATGAAAACTTAAATAAAGGATTAATTCAACAACAACAGTTATTAGATGATTTGTCGGGTGCAACAGCACAAAAAACAGCAGCAGATAATAAAAAGTTACAAGAAGGATTATTAAGGCTTGAAACAAAACAAACTCGTAATTTAGAAAAACAATTTAAAACAAGAGAGGATTTTCAAGATGAATTTAAAAATGAAATACAAAAAATTAATAAACAAAGACAAGATGAAAATAAACTTTTAAAAGCTAATGTTCAACAAACAAAAAATAGCGTTGCAGAGGAAATTAAAAAAAAATTTAGTATTATGGCTTCTCAAAAAACGAGAAAAGCTGCATTTCAACAATCTGTAAGGGAATTTGAATTAGAAAATAGAATTAATAAAGTTTTACAAAATAGACAAAGATTACAACGAAGAAGACAAAATTTAAATCGTGCTACTTCAAACGCATTAATAGGTGGTGCTTTTCCATTATTGTTTGGACAAGGTGCAGGTGCTTCCGTAGGTGGTGCATTAGGAGGTTTTGGTGGTGGATTATTGGGTGGACAATTTGGTTTTGCTCTTTCACTCGTAGGTACAAGTTTAGGTTCTGCTGTAGATAGATTTGTCGAAGGTGCAAGAAAAGTAGGAGAAGCAATGAATGAAAATGGTAAAGAATTTGATAGAGTTCAAAATATTATTGGAAAAGAAGGTGCTAATAAGTTAAGTGCATTTGCTTCAAGTACAAAAACTTTATCTAAAACATTTGGAGATTTTATACTTGGAGCACAATCTGGTGTTGCTGGATTAATAGGTGTAACTGGAATTTTAAATAATTTAATTTCTGGTATGCAAATGAGAATAGCAAAAGCACAAGCACAAAGATCATCAGAATTTAAACAAAGGGTTCAAGGTTTAAGAGGGCAAGGTGGTCAAGGTTCAAAAAGAAGAAATATATTACAACAAGAAACGGGTAGACAATTTGATATGAATGTACAAAGATTTGCAAATCAATCAGCAGATACAAGTTTTGAATTAATACAAGCTGAGATAAAAGGTTTAGAAAGAGAGGGATTTTTACATGATGCTAATACAGAAAAGATGAGAAAAGCATTAGAAATACGTTTTCAACATCAAGATATTATGGAAAGATTAGAAAAAGCAGGAGCAACAATATCAGAACAAGAAAGTGAGCTTATATTAGGTTTGTTAAAAGAAAAGCAATTAAGAGAAGATAATTTAAATATACAAAAAGAAATAACAAATATTATTGCAAATGATATGGGTAATGGGATTAAAGATCTTATTACAGGTGCTCAATCATTCAATGATGTTATGAGAAATGCTTTAAACAATATGGCAAATGCTTTTTTAAATTTAGGTATTTTTGGGAATACAGCAGGAACTTTTACAAGAGGTGCAAGTGGAGGTCTTTTAGGAGCAATTTTCAGAGCAGAGGGAGGACCAGTAAAAGGAGGTAAATCTTATATCGTTGGAGAACGTGGTCCAGAAATGTTTACACCTGTATCCTCTGGGATGATTACACCAAATCATGCTCTTGGTGGATCTACAAATGTAATAGTAAATGTAGATGCTTCTGGTTCTTCTGTTGAAGGTGATGAACAACAAGGTAGAGAACTTGGTCGTCTTATATCTGTAGCGGTACAATCTGAATTAGTACAACAAAAAAGACCTGGAGGTTTACTTGCATAATGGCTACTTTTCCTTCAATCACTCCAACATACGGGCAACAAAAAAGATCAGCACCTAATACAAGAACAGTGCGTTTTGCTGATGGATATGAACATAGAATATTATTTGGATTAGCTCAACATCAAAATCCAAAGATATTTAATTTTACTTTTAATGTGTCAGAAACAGATGCAGATACAATAGAAACTTTTTTAGATGCAAGAGCAAATGATAGTGCCAGTTTTGATTTTACTCCACCAGGAGAAGCAAGTTCATCTAAGTTTGTTTGTGAAACATGGAGTAAATCTATACCCTATTTAAATAGAGCAACAATACAGGTAACATTTAGAGAGGTGTTTGAACCATGAGCACTGATCCTGTATTTAGTGAAGTTCAAAAAATAAACCCTTCTGCAATCATTGAACTTTTTACATTACAGTTAGACAACTCTTTACATGGTGCGACTACAATTTATAGATTTCATTCTGGATCTAACCTTAATGCAAATGGTGAAATAGTTTGGGCTGGTAATTCTTACCAAAGGTTTCCTATAGAAGCTACAGGTTTTGCATATCAACGTGGTCAGATTCCAAGACCAAAACTTGTCGTTAGTAATGCGTTGGGAACTATATCAGCTATTTTATTACTTGTTAATCAGACAACGGCTGGTAATGATTTAACAGGTGCTACCTTTACGAGGATTAGAACAATGGCAAGATTTCTTGATGCTGCAAACTTTAGTGGTGGTAGTAATCCATTAGGCACACCTGATCCTACTGCTGAATTTAAGCGTCAAGTTTATATAGTTGATAGAAAATCAACAGAAAATAGAGAAATAGTTGAATTTGAATTAGCAGGAGCTATTGATATGGCTGGAGTTAGAGCACCCAAACGTCAATGCACCCGTGCACTATTTCCTAGTATTGGTACGTTTACACAATGAGTTGGAAAGATGACGCATTAGTTCATGCGAAAGACCAAGATCCTAAAGAGGCTGTAGGACTTTTACTAAATATAAGAGGTAAACAAAAATACTATCCCTGTCAAAATTTAGCTATAACAAATCATCAGGAGTTTATTTTAAATCCAGAAGATTATGTAAAGGCAGATAATTTAGGAGATATTGTTGCTGTTGTTCATAGTCACCCATCAACACCTCCAATACCAAGCCAAGCTGATCGTATAAGTTGCGAGCATAGTAAATTACCTTGGTATATTGTTAATCCTAAAACAGAGGAATGGGGTGAATGTCAGCCAGAAGGTTACGTTCCAGATTTATTAGGTAGACCTTGGGTTTGGGGCGTTACTGATTGTTGGAGTTTAGTTGTTGATTGGTATAAACAGGAAAAGGGTATAGAACTGAAAGACTATGCAAGAACTATGACACCACAGGAGTTTTTAGAAAATCCTTTGTTTGAAAATTATGCGTGGCGTACAGGTTTTAGAGAACTTAGGCCAGACGAACCATGTAAAGAAGGAGATGTATTACTAATGTCAATATTGCATCCAACTTTAAATCATGTAGCTATTTTTCTTGGAGATATGGTTTTACATCATTTAGCAGATAGACTATCTTGT